CAATTAATAACCATCTTATAGCAGAAGGTTTTATTTTGCCTAAAGGCGGTTTAGTAGATGATGCTTACCTTAACATGATGTCAGAAGTTATCTATAATTTGTTGCCCGAACCTCCTCAAGGTTGGGAAGACATGAAGTTAGATTCTGGTAATTGCGGTGGTGTTCTAGATCATCCTCAATCAGACGGAACTTCAGGTACTCAAAGTGCTATAGAAGCCAAGCTCACTGTTGCTATTAATCAGTCGGCTGAAGCAGCTAAAGCCCAAGGCAAATTATCTGGTAATATGCAAGGTCTTGTATCAGATATAGCTGCACCTAAAGTAGATTGGAAGATGGTGTTAGCAAGGTTTTTACGTGCTAATAATAAATCTGACTTTTCTTGGCTTAAACCTAACAGACGATTTATCGGACGTGGTTTGTACTTGCCTTCTTTGCATACACCCTGCTTAGAAGAAGTAGCGGTTGTGTGCGATACTTCAGGTTCTAGAACTGACGAAGAACTTAGTCAAGACTTAGCAGAGATATCATCTATATTACGTGACTTAAGCCCACAAGCTATTCATCTTATTCAGTGCGACACTGAAGTTAATAGCGACGTGGAATACTCCAGAGAATCTTTACCTTTAAAAACAGTAGAGTTTAATGGCCGTGGCGGTACGCTGTTTTCTCCTGCAATAGAGTACGTAAACAAAAATCATCCCAATGTTGCTGCACTTATTTATCTTACAGATTTAGAATGTGACGACTTTGGCGATGCACCTCATTATCCGGTGCTATGGATAACAACTGAACCCGGGGAGGCCCCATATGGCGAAATCATCGAAATGTAAAACAACAGCAGAAGAGTATATGACATCAGTATTGGTAGGTACTGGAGTTCTTTTTCTGCTTTTTGGTATTGCGACTAGCATTCAATACTCACTAATCCTACTGGGCACAGGCATAGGCCTTGGCTCAATCTTATATTTATTATGGAGAATTATATGAATGCAGCAACAGTTAGTGCGTTAACAACAGCACTATGGATATTAATCGAAGCTATACAGTTTGGCTATATGGCTTATCTAATGTGGAGGAACAAACATGATTTTAATAGGAATCCTGTCGGCCCTAGGCCTTCTTTTACTGGCGCTTAAAGCTGGCGGTAAAAAAACAATCGGTCACGATGTATTTGTTGACGTCTTAATTACAGTTACTCTAATGGTGTGCTTTTATGGCACATTCAGCGGTATGACTGCAGCTATGATCGGCGGTTTATCTGCTTCTATAGTCTTATTCGTTATGAAAAAGACTATGGTTCACGAGAAACTGACGCTTGAAAAAGACAACAAAATTATTATGTCAAAACCACTTAATATATCAATCCCAACAGTCAAACCTAAGTGGAAGACTGTTCAACCTGACTGGAGGTCATAATGGCTAAGAAAACATTAAACGATTTTAACAAAGCTCTTAAAACTAAATTAGAAGACGCATTTGGTAAAGAATTTATTAACGATAAAGTAATTATTATGGGTTTAGATGACGTTGACGACCAACCGGCTGATAAATATCAGGCGGTAAATAACAATAATAAAGACTTATTCAATCAAGGAGAAACATAATGGCTAGTGTATCAATGTCAATAACTTTGCGTGATCAAATATCAGAAAACTTTAAAGTACAGTTGTTTAAAGCTTACAGAGTGCATAACAATATTGAAGCCCCTATAAATGAAATAATTAATCATATCTATATGCTTAATGATGATTTTAGATGTGCAGTAGATCTTCAAAAAGAATGGAATGTCTTGTATGAAAAACTAAAGATAAGTTTTCCAGATGCTACAGCTCATAGTAGCGGAGTGTATGATTTAATAAAACCAGACTTGATTACTGAACAAACTTCTATAGGTTTAATCATGAATCCAACTTTAGGGCTTAGTTCTAACTACACTTTTTACGATAAATATGCAACGCCAGAAGAAGAGATGTCGTCAGGCTACGGCAGTCAAGATTATAAACTTGGTATACGTAATTACCACAAGGACGATGTGCCAGTTGTTGTAAACGATTTAGACGCTTTTTATGCTCCTTACGACTTTGGTTTAATATACCATAGAGGCTATTTCCAAAAAGAATACAGCCCTCATGGTTCAGCCTTGCTTATTACAGACCCTAAAATGTGCAAAATGTTATCAGGTTTAGGTGAACTAGAACAAAAAGTAAGCAGTAAGTTAATAGACTTTAAATCTTATTTAGAAAAAATAACGACACTTAAAAAGTTTGTAGACGAATGGCCTGGAGCTATGTCTCTTATACCAGAAGAATATAAAAGACGAATGCTTAAAAAAGCAATTAAATCTACTGTTCAAACATTAACACCCGAACAGATTATTCCAGACGAATTGAAACGTGAGATGAATGAGGTTATATTAACTAACAAGCTAACGGGAGAAGTTTAATGGCACAAGCAGAACAAAAGTCTTGGGAGTATGATAAATCATACTCTTACGAAGCTAATCAAAGCAGTTGGATTGACGCAGTCAATTTTGAACGTAAACAACATAACGAAAACATACTTACTCAAGAACAAGCAGAAATGAAGTTTCAAGAGTATTACTTAAAGGAGGACTACAATGGGCAAACTTAAATCAGCAATGATGGACATAGGCTATAAAGCCATGGACATTGGCATTGACGATGCAGCATCAGAATTTAATATGTCAGAAGAAGATATAAAAGCCTGCGTAATGTTTGCAAACAGTTACTCAGGTAGATGGGAGCAATTTGTATCAGAAGGTCATTGGGACGACGTAGGACCTATTATTCATTAACATGCCAAGGAGTGGCACTAGTATAGCCCAAAGAAATCTTTCGACTTCTTTGGGCCATGCGCCTTTATTTAGATTCAGTCTTCTTAAAAATTTAACTAAGTTATATTTTCTGAATCTATATAAACAATCAACCTACGATACGTATACCCACATTTCAAGAGTACCAGTAGCTACGTCGCCAGCTGGGTCTACTTGAACAAGTATATCAATAGTGTTATCAGCAGAATATAACTGAGGTACTAAATCAGCAGCTTCGTGATCTACACCACCAGCTTGTCCGATTGTCGAACCGTCAATATATCTGTCAACATCGCCATCGTCACCAACATCAAACACTAGTTCAGTACCAGTATCTAAGTCAGATGATTTGACTTTAACATCATGAACAGTTTCACCAGCGAATACTTGTACTAATTGGTACACATCGTTAGTGTTACATGCTGCAGTAACGTTTAATTTAGCATATCTAACTGCCATGTTTCCACTTGGAAACGGCTTAAAAGATTGATTGCTATCTACTTGGCCACTTTTAAAAATTGCCATAATATTATCCTCACTTGTCATATTACACAAAAGTATGTAATACTTAATGTTTTAAAGACACTTGTTTGTCTTGTCAAGTTTAATTAAGGAGTAATTAGCTTAATGATTTACGTAAAACGTAATCCTTTAAATTATTATGGGAGATATAAAGACCCAAAATACTTACCATTTATACAATGGAAACGCGTAAGCCGTTCAACTGCTTACAACATGACTGTATCCAAACAACAAGGTTGGGAACAATCATCAACAAAACAATATAAACAATGGTTAGCTGACATGAAGGAGGCAGGCCATAACGTAAGATAATTCAAGGAGGAATTATGACACCACTAAGAAAAGCATTTTCAGATTTAGATAACTCACTACCAGACTCAGCGTTTGACTCTGACCTGTGTCAAGAGACCGTGGACGCAGTGTGGGAAGAAATAGATAAAGCAGAACAACTAATAGCTAAAGGCAAGATTGCCGAAAAATATATAAAACAATGGAGTAAAAGTTAATGCAAAAATTATATTTAGATTTTGAAACTTATTTCGATATTCAGACAAGTTTGACAAAGATGTCTACAGTTCAGTATGTCAACGACGACCAGTTTAAGGTTTGGGGCGTGGGAATAAAAGTAGAAAACGGAGAGACAGAATGGTACAACGAGTGTGACACCCCGGCCATTTTGGAACAAATCAAGTGGGACGAAGTCGCCCTGGTTTGCCACAATACTCTGTTCGATGCTTATATTCTTACTCAGCATTTTGGGTATAAACCGTCGTACTATTACGACACAGCGGCAATGAGCCGTGGTTTGTATCCAAACATGTCTGCACGATTAAAAGATTGTGCAAAGCGTGAGTTCCCTAATGATGAGACACTAAGAAAAGGCGAAGAGCTAGTTAACGCAAAAGGCGTACGCGATTTAGATCCAGAACTTGATGCACAAATAGGTGCGTACTGTATTCAGGATGTAGATCTTACGTACGAATTGTTTCAAAGTTATGCTCGTGGCTATCCAGACTCAGAGTTAGATTTAATAGATTTAACTGTACGTATGTTTGTAGAGCCTAAGTTAATATTAGACCGTGGACTTTTAACAACTTACAAAGAAGAAATTGTAATTAAAACAGCAAAAGGGATAGAGGACAGCGGAACAACAAGAGAAGTTCTAGCCAGCCAGCAAAAGTTTGCTACTTTTGTAGAAGGATTAGGTATTAATGTACCTACTAAAAAAAGCCCTACTACAGGTAAACAAATACCTGCATTTGGTAAGGCTGATCTTGCGTACACGCAAATGCAGCGCATGTATCCAGAACACGCCAATGTATGGGAAGCTAGAGAATTAGTAAAATCACGTATAGAAGAAACACGAGCACAAAGGTTTATAGATTCTACTAATCCTGACGGTACGTTCAGTATTCCTCTTCGTTATTATGCCGCGCACACAGGCAGGTTCGGAGGTTCAGACAAAATTAACCTACAAAACCTCCCCCGGGGATCTAAGCTCCGCACGGCATTAATGGCTCCTGAAGGTCAAAAGTTGTTTATTGCTGACTCATCTAACATAGAAGCAAGAATGTTAGCATGGCTTGCAAAAGAAGAAGACTTGTTAAATGCTTTTGCCACAGGTAGAGATGTTTATTGCGAATTTGCATCTGAAATATATGGCCGTACTATAACTAAACAAAACAAACTAGAAAGGTACGTAGGTAAAACTGCTATTTTAGGTTTAGGTTATGGTATGGGGCATGTTAGATTCCAGGACACACTTAAAGCTGGGTCCCCATCCGTGGACATGTCCGAATCAGCTGCACAAACTATTGTTCAACAGTATCGCGGTATGTATCCTAACGTTCCCCAACTTTGGTCTGGAATGAAAGATATGCTATTTGAAATGATATCTCCAAAATCAAATGGTACAAAGTATGGGCCGCTAATCATTCGTCCGCGTAAGCTAGAATTGCCAAACGGCATGCATTTGTCTTACCCACACTTAAACTACACTAGAGGAGAATTTGTGTACGAAACAGAAAGAGATTACATACGTACACATGGGCCAAGAGTTACAGAAAATGTTGTACAAGCTTTAGCACGATTAGTAATTACTGACCAAATGCTAGACGTACAAAGCATGCCCCAGGTAGACATTGTAATGCAGGTACATGACGAAATTATTGCTATTGGCTCTGAAGTAGATTCAGATGCTACAATGAATCAAATAATAGAAATCATGCGCACACCACCTGAGTGGTGCAAGGATCTACCTCTTGACGCAGAAGGCGGAGTGAGCCAGGTATATGACAAATAAGAACTTAATTCTTACAAGAAAAAAAGGAGACAAAGTCATCATACACACTGATGGCCAAGTTCTCTGCATTATAACAATAACAGATATAGCTACTAAGCAATGCAAAATAGCATTTGAGGCAAACTCAAGTGTACGCATTGATAGAGAAGAGGTATATCTAACAAAGGAGATTTAATATGGAAGTTGTTTTCCTAAAAGCTAAAAAAGCATTATCAAAAGAAATATCAAAAGATGGGTCCAAACCTTACCCATTAGTAAAGAACTTTAGTTCTTACTCAGAAGAAATATCAACAGACAAAAAAGGATTAACTAAATTATACAAACTACTTACAACTGCAGCTGACTCAGGACATTGTTTGCACAAAGGAACATTAAAACGTGAACTAACGGACGAACCCCGAGCATTCATGGCTGACCGTGCCGCAACGACTGAACTCTTAGTTTTAGATGTAGATGGTTTACGTACAAGTAACCCAGGGGATCTTCAAGCATTAGCCGACAAAATAGTTATGCAATTACCTGAAATATTCCATACTGTTTCGTACATCGCACAAGCTAGTGCGTCTTTAGGCGTAAAAAAAGACACAGTGTCATTGCACTTATTCTTTTTATTAGATATGCCAGTGCATCCTAAAACACTAAAAGACTATATTCGTTTAATTAATTACACTACAGAATTTTTAGCTGAACAAATAACTTTATCTGCTAATGGTCAAAGTCTTTCTTATATATTAGACCCTAGTGTTACTGACAACAGTAAACTTATATACATAGCACCTCCTATATTTAAAGGTATGAAAGACCCACTGCCAGACGGTAGGTTTGTACAGGTAAACCGTAGTCAAACTATGTTAGAAATATCTTCTTCTTTAATAGGAGTTAATCCTGAAAAAGTACATTCTTTAGGTTTAACTATAAAAGACAACTTAAGAAAGAAAAACAATCTTCCTAAAAGAGTAGGCAAAGTAGCTACAGTAAATGTTGCTGGCGAAGCCCAAGAAGTATTACAAAACCCTGACAAAATGACCATACAAGTAGCACGTGTGTCCGAACCTTTTGTTAACTGTAATGTTAATGGCGGAGACAGCGGAGGTTATTATTTTTTATTAACTAATCCTCATTACATGTACAACTTTAAAGGTGAACCAGTATGGGAAATAGAAAAAGCAGACCCTGACTTTTACAAAAGTATCTTTGATATATTTGCAGATAAAATTGACTCAGAAACAAAACAAAAGCCTATAGCACTTAGAGACTTTTATACTGATACTTATTTTAATGGTATTTTTGACGAATCTAAACAACAGTTTAGTGATGATTACCCATTAACTCCTACAAGTAAAAATTCTATAAATGACTTTATGAAATCACACAGTCGTCCTAACATGGATTACATACCTGATGCTAAAGTAGTATTTGATCCAAGTAACGATAAAGGTATTCAATTAGATGAAGTTCCTTATTACGTAAATTTGTTTCGCCGTACAGAATACATGCTGCAGGCTAACACAAACGTAAAAGAACTAGAATACGGGACTGCTATAGAAGTACAAAAAATTGCACCTAATTTTTATAAACTTCTTATGCACGCGTTAGGCAATGGCAAACCAGAATTTGAACACTTTGTTAATTGGTTAGCTTACATATACCAGAATAAAAAGAAAACTATGACAGCGTGGATATTTACGGGCATACCCGGTACTGGTAAAGGTTTGTTTGTACACAAAGTTCTTAAACCTTTGTTTGGCGAACAACAAACACCTATGAGAGCTTTAGAAAACATAGAAGAACAATTTAACTTGTACATGAGAACAGCTTTGTTTTTAGTAGTAGATGAGTTTCGTATGGCTGACTCAGGATCTGTAGGTCGTATGGCCGACAAACTTAAACATCAAATTACAGAACCTAATCTAACTATTAGAGCTATGCGTACTAATCAAATAGAGCTTCCGTCTTTTACAAATTTCTTGTTTCTTACTAACAGAGCTGACGCAGTTAAAATAGAAGAAAGCGACAGGCGTTACAATGTTGCTCCTAGACAAGAACAAAAAATAGAAGAAATTTATCCAGAGCTATTAAATAATCTAGATGTTTTAGATGCAGAGCTTTATATTATAGCTGGTGTACTTCAGAAGTTTAAAGTAGATGTACGTATGGCACACACTGCTTTAGAAAACGATGCTAAAAAAGAAATGAAGCAAGTATCTATGTCTGTTATAGAAGAATTTGCAAATGCAATACGTATGCGTAATTTAGAATATTTTACAGATATATTAGAAATACCACTTACAAATACTTTTGACGCTGGCGGCATAAGTACGGCACAAAGATATGTAAAAGCTTGGTTAGTGTCAGTAGGAGAAACAACAGTTGTACCACTTGTACATTTTAAAATTGTATATGATGCACTTACTGACAGCCGAAACACTTTATCTCAAAGAGACTTTGCAAAACGTATGACTAGACTAAATATAAAAACAGAACGTAAACGTATTAGTAAAGACAGAAATGCAAGAATACCAAGAGGAGTTGTATTGGCTTGGAAAATAGATAATAATGTAAAAGAAGAACTTATAAAAGAACATTTCGACGAAAGGGATATGACTTTAATTGACGGAGCAACTAACACAGCCTAACCGCCCTGACTTAATAAGCGCGATAGAGGTCACGGAAGATCTTGAACTTGGACATGTACCAGCTTGGAGTTACTCGGCCTTAAAAACTTTTGAATCTTGCGCTTATCGCACTTACATAGCTAAAGTAAAAAAAGTACCCGAAGACTTTGGGCCCGCAGCAGCGCGTGGTACGGAAATACACCAACAAGCTGAAGATTACGTACAGGGCAAACTCCCAGAACTACCTGACACGCTTAAAAAATTCCAATCTAAATTTACAAAACTACGCGCACTCTTTGAAGAAGCTAAAGTAGAATTAGAAGGCGATTGGGGTTTTACAATAGATTGGCAAGTATGTGATTGGATGGCAGGGGATGTTTGGGCTAGAATAAAATTAGATGCATTTGTACACGAGACAGAGACATCAGGTCGTGTAATTGATTATAAGACAGGTAAACAGTTCGGCAACGAAATAGCTCACAGTCAACAGGCCCTAGTTTATGCAATAGGTAGTTTTTTTAGATTCCCTGAATTACAAATAGTTCAAACAGAAATATGGTATCTAGACCATGGAACAACTCTAGAACAAACTTACACCCGAGACGAAGCTATGCAATTTATGCCAAAGCTTCATGAAAGAGGAATAACAATGACAACAGCGGTTAAGTTCCCACCTAACCCTAGTTTATATAATTGTAAATGGTGTACTTACGCTAAAGGTTTTGATCCCTATTGTCAGTGGGGTATAACTTAGAGTATAATTAATATACGGTGCTCAACCAAATAACACAGAGCACAGTAAACATGAGGAACGAAAGATGAACGATAAAATACCGATGCCCTACGAGCATCAAACAACAACTACAAATTTCATTGTAGACAATCCAAAATGTATGATTACCTCCGATCCAGGAACAGGTAAAACACGTGCAGTATTAGATGCTCTTACGCAATTTAAAGGCCGCACATTAGTACTTGCCCCTTTATCTATTTTAGAAGCAGCTTGGGGAGAAGACATAGATAAATTTACCCCGGGCTTAACGTACGGAGTAGCTTACGCAAAAAACAGACAAAAAGTATTTGAAGAAACTTCTACTGATTTAGTTATTACAAACTTTGAAGCTGTTAATTTTCTTATAAAAAACAAACATTTATTAAAAGGCTTTAATACTTTAGTTATAGATGAGTTTACAGCATTTAAAAATAGAACTGCTAAACGTAGTAAAAACATGGCCAAGCTATCTGTGTTATTTGATAACAGAATAGCAATGTCAGGTACACCTAACAGTAATACTATACTAGATATATGGCACCCTACGTACATAGTAGATGACGGCGATCGTTTAGGCGCCCGTTACTTTGCTTTTAGAAATACTGTGTGTACTCCAAAGTTTAATGGTTTTGCTAATGAATGGATTGACAAACCAGGCGCAGAACAAACAGTTGCAGACAGACTAAAAGATATAACCATAAGATATGCGCTTACCGAGTGTATGGATCTACCTGATAACATTGTACGTACAATAAATACTAAACTTACACCTACAGTACAAAAACAATATAAATTATTAGCTGATGAATCAGTTTTGTACACAAAAGCAGGTACAGTAAACGCAGTGCACGCAGGAGCTAGGGTAAAAAAACTACTTCAGTTAGTTACAGGAGCTGTGTACGATGAAGATAAGTTAGTTCAATTTATACATCAAGAACGTTACGACATTGTTATGACTCTTGTAGCACAACGCGCACATTCACTAGTAGCATTCAACTGGCGTCACGAACGTAATGCTCTAATAGAAATAGCAGAAAAAGAAAATATATCTTACGCTATTATTGACGGCACTATACCACCTGAAAAAAGAAAAGACATTGTAACTCGTTATCAAGCAGGTCAAATACAAGTATTGTTTTGTCACCCGCAATCAGCAGGACATGGCCTTACTCTTACTAAAGCTAATACAGTTATATGGTGTTCACCTACATACAACGCAGAACACTTTCAACAATTTAACCAACGTATTTATAGAGCAGGTCAAACACAAAAAACTGAGACTATATTAATACAAGCTAAAAATACTTGGGAGCCCGAAGTATATAAAAAGTTAAACACTAAACTAGGGCGAATGGAAAATCTATTAAACATATTAAAGGAACAAAAAAATGAGCAATAAAAAATTAACAGACTTACTAGCTGAGGTAGCTAAAATACGTACGGAAGTAAAAGCCGTACAGACACAAGAAAAAAGCCTCAAGAGCGAACAACGCGAACTAGAAATACAGATCACTATTAGAATGAGAGAGCAAGGGCTTGATAAAATTTCTAATGATGTATGTACAATTTCATTAAAAAATGAGATTGTGCCAACCGTAGAAGATTGGGACTTACTGCAGGAGCACGTAGCAAAAACTAACCAGTTTGAGCTATTGCAAAAGCGTATGTCAGCAACCGCCTACAGAGAACTTGTTGCACTAGGGATGGATGTCCCTGGTGTTATAAGTACGGAGTTGACCAGAATTAATTTTAGGTCAGCATAATAATAATAGAACGACGAAAAAAGGAAAACGAATTATGTCTAAAGATATAAGTATTGTAACGAGCGAACTACCAGCTCACATTAAATTAGGTAGCACACTAGGTAATGAGAATGTAACTTCGGAACATCTTTCAGTGCCGCGTGTAAAACAACTTCAAAAAATGTCTAATGAAGTAGATGAAAACCATAGCGATTATATGGATAACGTTAAAGTTGGCGATTTTATAAACACTGTAACAGGTGAAAATTATGGCCAAGAAATTCTACTAGTTAATGTACATTTTAAAGAAGAGTATATTTGTTGGAAGAAACGAGAAGCTGGTGGAGGCTTGTTAGGTAGTTACCCTAGTAAAGCAGAAGCTATTACAGCTTTGACTGAAGCTAACGAAAAAGAAAACGAAGTAGATATAACCCAGACTCAAACTCATACTTTATTAAAAGTAGACGAAAAGACTGGAAAAATAGCTGACATACCGTTTTTATTCGATTGCGCTAACTCTAAACTTAGAGTTTCAAAAGAATGGAATACGCAAATAATGAAAATGTCTGGAGACAGGTTTGCTGCTCTTTGGAAAATGTCATCTGTATCCACTACTAACAGAAAAGGACAAGCGTTTATGAATATAGACATCTCTAATGTTGGTTGGTTAAATGAAGAAACTTATAAATCTGCAAAAGACTTTTACATGAGGTCTTACGGAGGTTAATAACTTACGTACGGGTGCGACATTATAGGTCGCACCCAAGTACGTGTGGTATACTTTTTATGTGCAAGAAAAGGAGTTTATTAATAAAGTACATAAGCACCTGCCCAAGGAGATTTACCGCTGGAAAATCAACGACCCTTATCATGGCGGTGTTGCAGATACTTTTTACTCTGGCAGAGCTAATCACTGTTTTATCGAATATAAATACAAAGATACGCTCCCTACCAAACCCACATCAAAAATCAAAATGAATTTATCCGCGCAACAACGTATATGGCTTACGGAACGCGCACAACATAATCTATTTACTTACGCTGTACTTGGGTCAGGTGATCGAGTGTACGTAACTGAAGATTTCACTATTACAGAATTAACAGTAAAAGAATTTAACGACGATTCAATACCTTTTAAAACGTATGTAGAATCGTTAACTAATTTTTGTTTAGGAAAAAACAATGAAAAAACTATTTAATGAATGGCTAAACAAGTTCTTAGAAAAATCTTTCCAAAGAACAAAAGATAAATTATTTAAGGAAAGAAAATGACGGACATGGTTAACTCGCCTCCGCATTATAATACCGGAAACGTAGAATGTATTGTAGCAATAGAAGAAAGTATGACGCCTGATGCATTTAAAGGTTACCTAAAAGGAAACGTATTAAAGTACATGTGGCGGTATGAATACAAAAACGGACCGCAAGATCTTGAAAAAGCTCAATGGTACCTAAATAAGTTAGTTGAAACCCTTAAAAAAGATAAAACTTCTTATAAACAATTGTAAGAAAGCTAATTAAAACCTTATTTAAAGGTAAGCTACGCCCTTACTTGCATAAACAAAATAGCGTCAGCAAGCTCTAGTGAAGCCGTTTTTTACGCTTTTGGGTTTTTTTTCTTTGCTTTCTTAGTTCTAGCATAAGACCTATTTTTAGAAGCAGGTTTAACTTTTAAATTAGATGCTTTGTTATTTTTAGGATTTCCATCTTTATGGTGAACGTCATTACCATCTCCTTTAAAAATTTTTCCAAGTTTTCTAGCCATAGCATTAGCGGCATTTCTCATACCTCTATTTTTTATTTGTTCTGGTTTGCTATGGTAATTAGCATATTCTTTTTTATAATTTCTAGCCATTTAAATAGTATACACTTTCAAAGCTTTTTGTTTACCCTTTACTTTAATATTACCGTGTAAACCCGCTAGCAGCGGCGGTAGTTTTTTGTACGTAGATTCTCCAATTAATAAATTAACTCCTGCTTCTTTTGTAGCAGATTCTAATCGCGCGGCTGTGTTCACAGCATCCCCTATCGCCGAATAATCAAACCTTGTATCTGAACCCATATTACCAATTACAGCTAATCCTGTATTAACACCTATGCCAATTGCAATTGGCTCAGACAATTCTTTCTGGAGGATCTGTATGCTTGTACGAATATCTTGTGCACATGCTACAGCTCTTTCTTCATGATTATCTAAATCTAAAGGAGCATTAAATATAGCCATACACGCATCTCCTATAAATTTATCTACCATACCGCCGTGTGCCTGGATACATGTAACTTGTGCGGTAAGTACTTTATTCATAATCTCAGTAACTTCTTCTGGTTCTAGTTTTTCAGATAAGCTTGTAAAACCTCTTACATCTGTAAACAAGAAAGTACACTCTCGTTTCTCTCCCCCAAGCTTTAGTAGTTCGGGATTATCTTGTAAACGTTGCACTTGTCTAGGGTCTAAGTATTGCTCGAACTGTTTTTTAATTAATTGCCTCAATTTAAATTGTTCTCTAAAACGTAGCCAAAACTCAGGTATAGATATAACTAACAGTGATAACAAACTATAACTTACATCTATAAGTACATTTGTAGTTATTAAATAGTAACCCCCACTAGCAGTTACAACTAACAAACTAACCAAACCTACCCCACTCCATACTACTGTACATGTGCGTATTATAAGTATGCCTAATGTAAGTACCCCTAGTAATATAAGTAATTCATATAATAGAGAAGCGGCAGGTATTTGAGGGCTATCAAAGAATAAACTTTCTGTAAGAGCCGCTTGCACTTGATGCGGATAAAAAAGCCCTGCAGGCGTAGCTATTTGGGGCATAACCCCTTTGGCACTTACCCCTATAAATACAAACCTACCTTCGACATTCATTTCATCGAGCGTGGTACGTGGAGTATTAACCCAGGACACCCATTTTCTTCCAAGGCCATCAGTCGATATCTCACCGAAGTTAGGCACTTTTATACCAGCTATTTGTTGTTGTTCTGTACGTATCACATAAGTATCTACGCCAGACAGTATTTTTAATACTTCTGTACCATAAGCCGGTACCCAGCCCGTGTCTGTTTGCATTAGTAAAGGTATTCTTCTTACAAGATTATCTACATCTACTCTAGCACTTGCTATACCTTGACTTACATTCTTACGAAGAATAGCGGTGTTTTGTACGACACCCGACGCTTTTATACCTGTTGCACCTTCGCCTAATATAACTGTACCGGTAGTCGGGGGTGTCATGCCTGCGTTGCTTTCAAACATAGCTAAAACACTAGGCGTGCTTGCAAGTGATCTAGCAAATACTTGATCTCCTCCAAACCTATCTTCTTCTGGAAAAGCTACCACCCAACCTACCCCCATAGCACCTGCTTTTATAAGATTGTTATGTATACGTGCTAAGTCTTGCCTGGGGAAAGGCCACCCGCCCGCGTTGCTTACATCTGTTTCCGTTATATCTAACGTTACAAAAAAGCCTGTGGGATCTGGGGTTTGTACGAAAGCGTCAAATACTTTTAGTCTAAGTATTTCTAACGCCTGCACATTAAACAATAAGGGTAAACATAATAGCCCTACCCCAACAATAGAAATCCATTTCTTCATACTATTCACTCTGCGTTATAGTTATATTTGAATCCCCTCCACCATTAATTTTAACAACGTTAGAAACTCCATCCTGTATTATAATGATAGTATAAGAGCCGTTACCATTCAAATCTAATTGCATAGAGTCATTTACTTTTCTTCTAAGACTAATTATGTCTCCCGCAACAAGTGTAGTTATCTGGGTATCTGTATCTTGACCTATTCTAGTACCAGTTAAGTTAACTCCGCCTGCATCTGCTAATACGTCTTCGTCTTTTCCTACAGCTAAAGAATCAAGTACATTAAGTAAGTCTTCTAAAAAGTTAGTATCTAAATAGTTTATATCCAGCTCTGTAAACTCTAGCTCATCCTCTCCTAAGAAATCTTCATCGAGGTAATCTATATCTAAATCGTTGAAATCTAGTATGTTTTCTTTAGCGTTCTGGGCTATTTCATCTGTAAGAGTTATCTCTTGTTTAGGCGGGGTAACTATAAGCATGTTGTCTATTTGATCTAAACTCAAATCTAAAATAACAGGTTTACTTGGTTTAGATTCGTATACAGAAACAGTGGTAGCTTGAAAAGGTTTGTTAAGTAATACACTACCCATAGCTGTAATAACTTCTATCTCTCCACTAGTTAACCCGTCTGCTCCTGGTAAAAGAATAATTAAAGATCGACCCAGCTCGTCTACCGTAGAAGTAAAATCCGTACCTCGAATTACTATGTCGGCCGTGGGCGTGGACAACTTAATATTGCTTTTGTTTATTTTGTTTAGGTTACTACTAATAAAACGCGCCGTACCAAGGCCAAAGGTAAGGGCCATCTTTGCTTTACTAGGATCAGGATCATAGATGTATTCATCTATAGTTAGTTGTGAGTGTTCGGTTAGCTTTACTGTAGAGTCATCAAGAAAAGT